GCTGATGCAGCCCAGGCTAACGCCAGCACCAGCGGCGCAATCAGCCAGACTCACATCCTGACCGGAGCTGATGCAGCCCAGGCTAACACCAGCACCAGCGGCGCTATTAGCCTGTCGTCCACCATCGTGTTAACGGGGAGTGATGCAGCCCAGGCTAACGCCAGCACCAGTGGCGCTATTATCCAGACACACATCCTGACCGGAGCTGATGCAGCCCAGGCTAACGCCAGCACCAGCGGCGCTATCAGCCAAACACACATCCTGGCCGGAGCTGATGCAGTCCAGGCTAATGCCAGCACCAGCGGCGCTATCAGCTTATTGCCAGATAGCAGCATTGATCTGGCTTGCACCATTATCATCAAAGCGGCGCTGTCAGCCAGTTTAGGGGTTAACCATGTCCACTAGTCAGTTATTCGCAGGTAATAATTCCAATCTTGTTTTTCTGAATAACCTTAAAAACGAAATCGATAATATCGCCATCAATGACGCTGCGGTGTCGGCAACATTAGCTGACTCTGCCGGTGTTGAGGTACCGGGTATGACATGGCCAGCAGTGCTGACAAATGTTTCGGGAAGCGCCGGGGACTACTCGCTAACGCTAAGTAATGCCCTTAACCTGGTCGAGAACGCCTTTTACATTTTGACTGTAACCGCGACCACGACGGGAGGCATGGTTGGACAGTGGCGTACTCAGCTGCGTGCATTGAGTAGAGGATCATGAAAATAATAAAATTATTAGGCGACTTGCAGGCATTCAGAGAAGAATGGGAATTAGATGTCAGAACACCTGGAGAGGCGCTCAGGGCAATCGAGGCTAACCGACCAGGATTTTTAAGCGCCTGCGATGCTGGCGATTATGCGGTTATTCTGGTTGATCAGATTAATCCTGATTTTTCCAGACAAATAACGCTTGTTGAAGCAGAATTACCGTGGGCCGATGAGCTATTGGTGGTTGTGCCCAGGGCGGGCGGTGATATTCCGGCTGCTTTTTTAGTCCCTCTATTTACTTCTATTGGTTTTACAGCTTCGGCTGCCACTATTGCGGCAGGTGTTGCCGTCGCCGTTATTAACATCGGGATTTCGCTCGCTGTTTCTGCTATTGCTAACGCGATTACCAGCGACAAGAAAAAGGTTTCCGCACGCGATCAGGAAGCGCCGGAAAGCAAGCCTTCATTCATTTCCAATGGACCCGTCAACGTGGTCAGGCAGGGGCATCCTTATCCCATCATTGCCGGAGAGTTCCTATGCGGTTCGATCGTTGTTTCCAGTCAAATACACGTTAAAGATATTCCAATATGAGCAAACAAATTGGCGGAGCCAAGGGCGGCGGCGGCGGTAGTCCGCGCGAGCCTATCGATGTACCTGAGTCATTGCAAACACGGGCGATCATCGAGGTTATCGATGTCTGGGGTATAGGAGAGATTGAGGGTTTTCCAAACAACTCAGACCCTCTGAGCTATGTCTATCTAGATGGAACACCGGTAAAATCCAGTGGCGTGCTAAATTTCCAGGGTGTCACCTTTGATTTTCGTACCGGTACGCAATCGCAATCCTATATTCCAGGCTACGTTGATGATACGATTGGCAGTCCAGAAGTAGTTAATGTCTCGGTTACCCATGCAACGCCGCATATTGTCACGATCAATGACCCGTCTACAGATGCCGTGCGGGTGGTGCTGTCATTCCAGGGCCTGTATTACAATAACACGACCAATGGCGACCGCTATGGCGCAGAAGTGTATGTCGAGATCGACGTTAATGCTGATAATGCCGGTTGGGTCGGCATTGATCTTGGCGGGCGAGGGTCTATCATCGATAAGGTTGATTCGCCTTTCCAGCGCTCATACCACATCAATTTGCGGCAGGTCAATGAAAATGCCACCAGTTATCAGGTAAGGGTAAGGCGGGCATCCGCTGACCCGGCGGCTAATGTCCAGAATGCATTCAAGTGGGATAGCATTGTCAAGCTGACCTATGCCAAATTGCGGCGCCCGAATGTCGCGTACTGCCGCATCACCTTTGATGCAAAATATTTCAGTTCGGTGCCGGTGCGCAGTTACAAGTTGCGCGGCTGGCGTATTCAGGTACCGACTGCGGACGTTTATGATCCGGTTGCGCGTACCTATACGGGTGCCGACTGGTCTGGCGGTCTGGTCAAGCGCTGGTGTCGCAATCCGGCGTGGTTTTTATATCATTTGCTGACTACAGCCGGGGCCGGACTAGGCGAGGATATCAACCCGGCGTATCAGGATAAGTGGCAGATTTACACTATTGCCAAGCGCTGCGATGAGCTTGTCCCCGATGGAGCTGGAGGCTATGAGCCGCGTTATTCAATTGACGGTTGGTTTGCCGAATCGGTCAGTGCGCATGATATGGTACAACAACTGGCGGGGATATTTGATGCCATGCCGTTGTGGAATGGCAGTTCTGTCTATTTGACCCAGGATGCGCCCAAAGCAGTATCATCACTGTTTCTACCCGCCAACGTGGTGGACGGGCGCTTTGCCTACAGCGGCACCGGGCGGCAAGTACGCTATACGACCGCATATATACAGTACAATGATCCAACCGATCAATACCGGATCACCACGGAAGCGGTTGAGGATTTTGATGGTATCCAGCGTTATGGCTACCGGCCGAAAACAGAGGTCGCGGTGGGCTGTGTTTCCCGTGGCCAGGCGCACCGGCGCGGTAAGCGCTTGCTGGTGTCCGCGCGTGAAGAGATTGACTCGGTCGTATTTTCGGCGGGCCTTAATGCGCTTAAATGCAGGCCTGGCGATATCGTGCGCGTGGCTGATCCGCTCCGTGCGGTGGGCAATCGTTATGGCGGGCGCATCGCTTCCGATTCAACAGCGTCCAGCATCAACCTTGATGCGCCGGTTATCCTGGCGGGCGGCACCTCGTACCGGCTGAGTATTATCGGCAATGACGGGCTGGTAAAGGATTCAGATATCACTAATGCATCTGGTACGCACTCAGTCATTACCGTTAGTCCGGCGTTTTCGGAAGCGCCGCAAGCCCAGTTGGAATGGATCGTCTATGATCCTCTGGCAATCGGCCAAACGTATCGGATATTAACCATTGTCGAAAACGAGGACAATAAAAACGGCATCTATACCTTGTCGGCGACGCAGTATTCGGCAAGCAAATTTGAGGAAATCGACAGCGTCGCCAATCTTGAGCAAATCCCCGATAACCCCTACATTGTCAATGGCGTTATTCCTCCATCAGGGATCATTACCAATGAGGGTGTCTATGTAAGCCTGGAAGGCATTCTCCGTTATATCGATATCAGCTGGACGGCGTCGAATGATCCGCTGTTGCGCGGCTATGTGTTGCGCATTACGCACAACGGTGCTTTAGTTACCAAGCGTGAAATAACCGGCACCAGTTACCGGATAAGAAATCCGTTAAAAGGCACGTACAAAATAACCCTGGCAGCCATCAATATTGTCGGGCGGACCTCAGTATCGATCACAGTCGATCACATCCTCGGCGATTTTTATCTCATCAGTGCGGTCAGCATTACCGGATTAACGTTAGTACCGTACAGCGCCGCCGGAGAGTTTACCGGTCAGGACGCGCGTTTCGATTGGGATACCAATGCCGACCAGGTGCTGGCATTATCAGACAGCTACGGCATAGGGCCAGGCGGATCGACGCCGTGGTTCCGTGATTTCGAGGTACGTATATTTGATGGTGCGACGCTGGTAGGGACGCATTATTGCACAGAGACGGCGTTTAATTATCAGTTCGGCACCAACATATCCGACGGCGGACCACGGCGGACCTTCACACTGAAGGTACGCGCGCGCGATTATTATGGTCAATACAGCCAGGAGGCGGCGCTGACGGTCACCAATCCGCCGCCGTCAGATTTCGGCGCGGTTGAGTTTACGCCGGGGCCTAATGCCATCTTTGTCAATTATACCAAACCGACCGATTCGGACTACCGTTACACTCGCGTTTATGCCAGCCAGACGCCCGCTTTCAGTCCAAGCCCGTTAAACCTGGTTGGTGAGACAACTGACCGGGTATCATCGTTTCCGATTAATGCGCCGGGTTACTGGTACATCCGTCTACAGGGCGTTGATGCTTTCGGTTTGGCCGGCACCGTTTATTCGACCGAGTTCGCGGTGTTTGTTACCACAGCCTCGATTGACATTACAGCGGCAGTTAATCAAATACTTGAGGACCCCGGCAAGGATGGCGATGTTGTCGTAGAGGCAAGCCGGTTTCTGGTCGTGCAGCCTGGTACATCGACGCCGCAAAAAGCCGTGTTTGGGGTCGGCCAGGTTGATGGTGTGCCATCGGTTGGTATTGCCGGTGATCTGGTACTCGACGGCACGTTTTACGGTCGTTCTGTGGTCGCGCACAGCCTGGCAGCCGATAAGCTGAATATTAACCAGTTGTCAGCCATCACCGCCGATTTCGGCACGATGACGGCCGGTACGATCAAAACCAGCACGGGTACCAGCTGGCGAGTCGAGCTTTCAGATGTCGGCGGCTTTCCGATTTGGTACGGCAGCGGCACAAAAATAGCAGATAATGGCAAATTCTTCCTGGATAATGCGGGTAATGCGTTCTTTGGCGGCGCTATCAATGTTAATAATCTATTCACCGTTGCCGCCAATGGTACAGTAACGATCAGAGATGCCAGCAATAACGTCGTGTTTTCCAGCGGCAGCGGTGCCGATTGGACCTATATGGTCAATAAACCTGATTCGCTATTCGATATTAATAACATTGAATGGGCAAAACTGGACGGTATCAGCGCTGGAGCGACTAAAAACACTATTTTCAGGCAGGGCGGCACAGTTCCTGTCGGCGTAAACGGTGACATTTGGTTTGTTTCCAGTGATACGGCTGGTTATGTAACCGGAGCTACCTACCTATATACGACTTCATGGGGGAAGGTTGCGGACATAACAACTACGCAACTCGCAGGTTCTGGTGTTAACGTGGTTAATCCGCGTTATGCGACCTTTGAAGAAGCCGGGTTACCGCCTATATCAGGTTTGGCAATAGCATCTTTGGATAACACTACCGGTTTTGTCGGTTCAAAATCCATAAAAATAGCTGCGCCTTTAAGTCCTGGGTTAAATTGTTATCTTGGGACATCCTCTACTGATTTTAATTTTCCAATCACCCCAAACAATAAATGGATTGTATCATTTTATGTTAAAAGTTCGGGCGTTAGCTGTGCCTGTCATGTCCGGCTAAGAATTAACAGTCTTACCGGTTTTAACGTTTCTGGAGTTACCTCGGCAACGGCCGACACTTGGACGCGGATTAGTGGCGTTGTCAATTTGTCCAATAATGCATCGACTCAAGCTATGATGCAATTAAACAATGACACGTTTGAAACAACGCCTGCTGATATCTGGTTTGACGGACTCATGGTCGAGGCTCAGTTAGGCGACAAAACAGAGCCAAGCGTATATCACGAGCCGCCAAACTTCCTCACCACTTTTCTGGGCGATCTGGATGCCAATAAAACCAGTGTCTATCGACAAGCCAGTGCTCCTTCTGGAAGCGCGTACACGGTTAATGATTTGTGGTTTGATACCGATGCTGTGCCGCCGACGCTGTATCAATGGAACGGATCAGCGTGGGCCGTGGTTTCTAATACCATTGTCAACACTGACGAACTAATTGACGGGGCCGGGCTCGGCACTAAAGCTATCTGGACTAATATCACCGGTACCGGAAAACCTGCCAACGGCGCTACCGTCAATCATACCTATGTACAGGCAGCACAACCGTCGTCCGGTATGGTGTCCGGTGATATCTGGATTGATACTGACGACAGTAATAAGCTGTATGTGTACAGCGGTACGGCGTGGACTCAATACCGTGATGCGGGCATACAAACGGCTCTGACTAACGCTGCCAATGCCCAGGCGGCGGCAGATGGCAAGATCGACAGCTTTTTCCAAACCGGGGCTCCTGCGTCCGGCATGGCTACCGGAGATTTATGGTTTGATACCGATGACGGTAACAAGCTGTATCGGTATTCAGGCTCGGCTTGGGTTGTTGCACGGGATGACGGCATCAGTATCGCTATAGGAGCGGCCAGCAATGCGCAGGCCACTGCCGATGGCAAAGTAGTCACGTTTTTCAGCACGTCCACACCAACCGGTCAGAATTTAGGCGACCTCTGGTTCAATTCCAGTAATAATCTGTTAAATCGCTGGTCAGGAACGGCCTGGTCGGTAGTGTCGAATAATTACACCAATACCCTGGAGCTTACGGACGGAGCCGGGCTCGGCACTAAAGCCACTTGGACCAATATCACCGGTACTGGCAAACCTGCCGACGGCGCGACCGTTAATCATACCTTTGTGCAAGCATCTCAACCAGCCACTGGCATGGTTGCCGGGGATATCTGGATTGATACCGATGACAGCAACAAGCTGTATGTGTACAGCGGTACGGTGTGGACTCAATACCGTGATGCCGGCATACAAACGGCTCTGACTACCGCCGCTAATGCGCAGGCGGCAGCCGATGGCAAGATCGACAGCTTTTTCCAAACCGGGGCTCCTACATCCGGTATGGCCACCGGTGACTTATGGTTTGATACTGATGACGGCAACAAGCTATATCGGTATTCAGGGTCCACATGGGTTGTCGCTCAGGATGACGGCATCAGTGTCGCTATAGGAGCGGCCAGCAATGCGCAGGCTACCGCCGATGGCAAAGTGGTCACATTTTTTACTACGACGACGCCATTGTTACCATCATTGGGTGACCTCTGGTTCAATTCCAGTAACAATTTATTAAAGCGCTGGTCTGGGTCGGCATGGTCAGTGGTATCGAATAATTACACTGATACCTTGGAGCTTACAGACGGTGCGGAATTGGGGCAAACGGCGTTATGGGCGGGTGTTAGCGGTATCCCCTACGAAACCATTTTTAACAATGATGACGCGGTTGCCTTGGGTTTTAACCCGTCGTTTGCTGATTGGACTGGTACTCTCCCAAAAGGTTGGATCAACACTGCTGGAGCTAACCCCACCAAAGGCACCGTGGTCAGGTCAGGATACCCATGGTCGGTCAAGTTTGTGGCAACCGGGGTTGATCAACGTATCCGCTGCACAGTTAACGCAATATTGCCGGTAGGGACATTCATTTCCGGTTCTATCGATATGTACCTGGAATCAGTAACATCTGGGCTTCCAGGGATTAACGTTGAACTGTTTACCAATGCTGGGCTGACCACCTCAGTTATTACTAGGGCGCAGCCCGTATCGGCTGCGACCGGTGTTTGGATAAGGGTGCCGTTTTCCGCCAGGGTCGGCCTTACTCAGCAAATTTATGGGATACGTGTGGTATTGGGTGCGTCATTATCTAGTTACCCATCCGGTCTGTTTACAGGTGTTGTATATTACGGCAACCTGAAACTGGCCCTGTTTGACAATACGACAGACAACACGACCATTAAATTAAGCGCGGATGGCAGCCTTTCAGGTGGCGGCGGTGGCTCGGTAACGATTACAGGACTTGGCTATACTGGGGATTTGAATGCCACGAACGGTGCCCCAGCTGGAACATTGGTCGGCGGCGTTAGTGCTGATCTGATTGCCCAGGCAACAACAAACTATAACGCGTCTAATGACCGCAACCCAAATGCTATCGCTGCGCCTGTTATCAATAATACAGGTCTGGCAATAGACCACACTACATCGACGAGCGGTGACGCCAATATCAGCTTTGAATGGACATGGAGCGGCGCTGAGGGCGATATAGACGGATTCCAGGTTTTTGTCAGACAACATGCTGTCACTACTTTGACCTTTGATGCAAGTCTTTATGTATCGGATGCAGATGACCACATCTACTTCAGTGCGGGGCACTCCTTCAATACGGGTGTCGCTGTTGTTTATTCAGCAGGAGGTAGCGTCCCTATTCCAGGGTTGACTGACGGGTCAACTTACTATGTTATTAAAGTTGATGCCAATAGGGTAAGGCTAGCTGCGACTTTAGCTAATGCGTTTGCATCATCACCTGTGCTTATAAGCCCTACAGCGGGAGCTAACCATAAAATCACAGGAGGCCGGTCGTTTGTGATCGGGAATGCACCGGCCTTAGAAACGGCATACACTACCACGGCAAATAAGCGTGCCTTTATCCTGTTAGGCGTCCCATCAACGCATTGTTATACGTTTGGAGTTTGCGCATATCGAGTCGTTGATAAAGATGTTAATGCCTCAGGTGTGATCCGATCGGCCATTGTGCAGCCCGTCAACACTGCAACCGTCAGCGAAGACCCTTACCGTCCTGCTACCAATGTTGCCTTTGATGGTGATGTTACCGGCACGGTGTTTGGCGAAATTAGCAGTGGGATCGTGAGGTCAGGCAACAAAATCACCGCCGGTAACGCTTCCACTTTTATTGATAATGCAGCTATCAATCGGGCTCACATTGGGGCTTTGAATGTAGATACAGCAGATATTGTTAATCTTGCCGTAACAACTGCAAAGATTAACAACCTGGCTGTGACAAATGCCAAGATAAACGACTTAAGCGTAAGCACGTTAAAGATACAGAATAATGCAGTCACCGTTCCGGCTGGATCATCTGGACAAGGACCAGGGGCAACGCCAAACGTAACTATGGACGCATTAGGGTCTCCTGTGATAGTTATCGGCACCATGAATATTAAGAATACCGCTATAGGTGCTGTAGAGGTAAAGTTGTTAATGGATGGAGTAGTTCAGCAGAGCATGTTTGCTGGCTACAACGCAAATGCCGGAGAGGTTAACTTTGATAGTGTATCGATTATGCTTAAAATAAATGCCTCATCTGGGGATCATCAATACATGCTAACATCATCTAACACAGCTATGCACCTCGGCTGTGCTATCGTAGCTCTTGGGGTCAAAAAATGACCGAATTTATTATCTATGTTATCACCACAGGCCTGATACGTTATACGGGTACGTGCCAGGAGGAGCTTTTAAACTCTCAGCACCTAGAGACAGGTGAGGCTATCATGGCTGGTTCGGCAAATTTATTTACTGATTACATCCTCGACGGAGTGGTGACGGCTCGGCCCACGAATCCAGCAACAATAGATTCAGAATCTATTGCGGCTGATGGGGTGTCCGCAGTCACCATCAGCAGTATGCCAAATCCGTCTGTCATTTCGTTTTCAGTTCCAAACAGCGTTAATAGTATTCCAGAATATACGGATACCGACGGTGTGCTGCATTTTATTTGTAATACGGTAGGGGTTTATACAATTACCGTCCAGGCGTTCCCATGCCTAGATAAAGTTTTCACGATCACGGCGGCATAATATGGCTACTATCACGGCAACTGATGTAAACGCACCCAACGTTCTCGGATTAACGACTGACGGCGATAAATATATGCCGGGCATCTATTTAAGTTGGAATATGCCAGCATCGGACTTAATGTTTGGGGTAGAAATATGGTCAAGCTATCTTAACAACAGGTCAACGGCTACACTGCTAGCCACTGTTATTGGGACTAATCATTACATTGATTATCCACTGGCTAATGCCGTGCAATATTACTGGATTAGAGGCGTTACCATATTTGGTAAAGCCACCGGTGCCTGGTATCCTTTTGACAACAATGGCGGCATCATTGGTGTAGATTATCAACCATTTGCTACACATAATTTACAGAGCCTGACAACTGATCTTGATTCCGATGGCACCTGGCAGAATGTGCTAGTACTCAATGCCTACAACCCTGGGCCAACGTTAACAGTTACAGCTTCGGTTTCGGTGTCGTTACAATTAGCGTGCGTTGGAAGTTTTTCAAGCCAGTTCAGGTGGAATTATGATGATGCTGTGCCTAATAATTTAATTACCTATGGCTCTATCGTGACGGCAACCAGTTCTCTGGATATTTTGACCTTTGGTTTGCCAATAAATTTGCCAACTGATGTATCATTGGCGACGCCATATATATATAGATTGCAATACCAAGGCCCTGCTGGGGGTCTGGCCACTATTAGCAACAGATCGGCAATGTATTCGTGGGACTATGTGTTTTCAGAGCCGGGTTAGGTCGTAGGTTGGGTTACGGCTAGCGCATAACACAACCTGCGAACTATGCATTATCTTCCTGAATATTGATCCAGTGAGTTGGGTTGCAGGATTACGCAGCGCTTCCTCGTCATCTTTCAAATCGATCTCGTTGTCGAATCTATTTTTATTGTTCATCTCATCGTTCCTTTTTTATTCCGTAGATTGGGTTAGTTATTTCACACATCCACATCTCCTGGATTCAGGTTTGCATACCTTTGCAGCGTTTGCCAGGAGTGATGCAGTGTTATTTGTTGCACCTGGACGATAGATAAGCCGCGTTCAAACAGTCTTGATGTTGCTTCGTGCCTGAGATCATGAAAATGCAGATCGTTAATATCCAGTAATTTACAAGCCCTGGTAAAGTATGCGCTCATGGTTTTACCGTTCACCGGAAACACATAGCGGCTGGTTTCCGGTTGACGCATGATTAACTTATAGGCGCTGATGGGTAATTTGCAACGCCTTTTTACCCCCTTTAAGCGTGGATGTTTCAGATCCCTGAGCACACAGGTTTTATCGGTATGATTGATATCATCCCATTCGATCCGGGTAATTTCAGATTGACGCCTTGCCGAATAAATAGCAAACCACATAAAATGGAGCATAGGCGTATCGTAAAAATGTCTCGATAATGCCCAGAGTTCGGCAGGTGTTGGCCGGCGGTCGCGGTGTTCAGATTTAGCAATGAGGCCATTTGCCCGCAATACTTCTCTAGCAGAATCAAAGATAGACATGTCCACGTCAAGATCAATGACGCCGCGCATAGTTTTAAATATCGTGTTTAGCCAGATTAAATCGTTGGCTGCTGTTTGGGGCTTGCATTCCTGGTTGCGCTCACGGACATGGTTAATCAGGTCTTTAGCCGTCAAGGTGTGGACATTAAGTTTTGCAATATCGCGTCTTAACAGTTTGTTGATGTCCGCGTTTTTCGATCTGCCATACGGTTTAAACTCCTTCAGATAATGTTCTATCAGTTTACAAATTGGCAAACTTTCACGCCTTTTGTAAACTGCAGAATCCTGCAATTCAACCTCTCGCCGCATAGCCCAGTCTTTGGCAAGCTTGGCTTTTAAAAAAGTTTTGCTTTCTCTGTGGATGACAGACCCATCCTTTTTGACCACGATCTCGGCTTTATATATAGTGGTGCCGTCTTTTTTAGTGTATTTCCTGATGTGTGCCATAGTTTAGACCGCATAAATTTTTATGCGGATAATACGCGTACCGTATTGCACAATGCAAACCCTTTTAAACCCTTTTAATCTATTTTATGCATAATAAAATCAATAGTCTGTTTAGCGTTGCACCCATGCTCGATTGGACAGATATAAGCGGTTTCAGTGGGCTTGGGTATTTTTTGCGGACTGTATGCGGACTTATGTTGAGTTACGCTAGCGCTAACCCAACCTACGAGCTACATCTATTCTCTAGTCATTTTCCAGAATTAGTGATATATTCTTTTTGCATTACAAGCAATTTCTTTTTTATCTGTGATATAATTTTAAATTCTTTGTTAGTAAATGACTTTCTTGGTAATTTATTCAAATATGAAAGCAATTGTACTCTAGCTTTGTATTGATCAGTTTCTAGCGTCGTTACACTTGATTGAGCATTAATTTCTCTCAAGTAGTTATCCTTTAATTCGCTAACATCTTTTAATGTCTGTTTCATGTTTTCTTGGACCTGCAACTGGCCTCGATTAAAATCATTCATAATATGGTGTATTCTCCAATTTTATTCACAGTCACTTTAGGTCGATGATAATGTCAATATCACAACCCCTCAACTAGTCTTGCGCAAACCCTGTCAAATTCTTCGTCTGTCGATGTACAAATAGCCGCATAGCAAACCCGCAGCTTGCCTTTTGACTTTCGGCGCAAGGCTTTAAAATAGCGCTTGTGATCTTTATTGCCCGCTTCTTTTCGCAATCCGGCTTCAACGATATGTGACTGCAAAGCTTTTACATGATCCTCGCTGAGTAATAGAACCGCATCGAATAATGTCATGCTTCAAATCTCCTTTACTTTATGTTTTTCCGATAACTCCGGTTTTCTTCTTTGTTTTTTTACATCCACGTTAGATTAAATATTGGTTTGCGCTATCGCTAACCCAACACTAGAATCTGATACGTTATTACAAATCAAGTAATCTGCGCACAACGTCAAGTAATGAGTCGGCTATTTCGCCTTCTTTACCATAGTCTGATGCTAACCGTCTTAATCGTTTATAACAGGCTTCGTCAACCGCATAGTTATCGTCGCGATCTTCACTCAATGCATTAATTAGTTCTTTGTCTGTCATAAACCCTCTTTATGTTATGCTTCATATTTCAAAGCCAGATAATACAAACGGTTTTTTACATTTGAAACACTTATATTCAATTTTAAATCCAGCCCATTTGGCGGCTTCTTTGGTTGTTCCGAATAGCGCTAATCCAAGATCGTCCTCTTCCAGTGAATAATCCGTTGTCTCGTCGTTATATGGGTAGTCATTCAGGTTTAATCTATTGTCGCAATGTGGGCATTCTGTTATCACATCGAACGACACACGACCTATAGCTTGTTTATTCATCATTCATCCTGTTATGTCCGCTCTCGCGATTTTTGGTCAAGCACGTTTGCCAGCTGGTCGATATCTACGAGCCAAGGTGATCCGTTTCCTCGCATCCGGAATGCTCTGATTCCGCCGAGATCATTCCGGTGGGCCATTTTGCTGAGCGTTTTTTTGTCACTGATACCGAGGTAATCGTTACCAATGACGTCAAGTTCAACAAACTTTCTTTTGTATTGCGCAAACAGTGCGTCTACGGTTTTTTGGCTTGCCATAGAATTAAAAATTAGCTTGTAGGTGGACAACGGTTGTTACGGGTTTGGTGTAACTCGATGCTAACTTTTTTAGTTTGTGCCTGCGGATGGCGTCTGGATGGTCATAATCTCCGCGCGCTATTTTCATGAACATATTAACTTTTATCATATGAAGATGATGTTTTTTTCCCCTCCTTTCATCAAGTATCCGTAAGCATAACTCCCTGTTATAGTATTTTCTCCGTTTAATAACGACTACCGGCTTAGGTAGTATCATTAACTGATAGATACGAGAAACTGTAATTTCAGCTAACTCTGCTAATTCCTGAACTGTAATCAAAGCTGATAAGTCCGGTAATTGCGTGAACCTTTCAGTATTTATGCCGGTATCAGAGAGTTTTGATGTTATTGCGGGCATATAACCTCCTTAATTTGTCAATTTCGGCGTATTTGTTCATTAGCCAGGTGATGAAGCGCTGTTTTTTTAGTTTGTTGCGTTTCATAGTGTTGCCGCTAGGCCTGCATTGGTAACGATAATGATCAGGCTGACGACCATCATGACTAAGCCTATGATGGCAGTTATGAGCAAGTTATTAGTTGCTCTTGCTGCATCAAGTTGGTTATTTAACCGGCTGTTTTCAGCGCATGACTTAAGGCACTTTGATCGCTGCTGCCAGGCAGCAATTTGTGCGTAAATTATTTTTTCTGTGGGTTGTGCTGTGCTTTGTTTGCTCATGTCGATCTCCTGGTTGCAAGTTTATGCGCTTCAGTAGTTGATGTTCATGTATATTAAAGCAGCGCTTTATTATTTAGTCAATATAAATTTAAAGCAGCGGTTTATCAGTTATTTTAGGCAATAAAAAACCCGCGAAATGCGGGTTTTATTTGGTGGATTTATATTGATATGTTATTCAGACTGGTTTTGTTGGCGGCATTCTTTGCCGCAATAATGGCAGAGTAAGGCTTTGGATTTTATCAGTTCGGCGCAATAAGGGCAACGTTTTAGCCGTCCTGATTTTAACGCTCTCTTATCGAGCGCTGGCTGATTGGGTCGGTCAAGTGCGGCTATTAATAGTCCTATTAAAGGACTTAGCAGTAGTGAGCCAATAAATACCACGATGCCACTATTGCCTTTATTGGATGCAATGGACGCAGATACAACGCTCAAGAGTACCCAAAATAACAATAATAGGAGTGTGCCCATGTTGATCCTTTGTCATAATATTTTTCTGTTCTAACGCAGAACAGAATACCAAAATACTCTGCCGAGTATTTTTATTTTATCCTCTACATAGCCGGGATAAATCTCGTCCGGATATTCGTTATAATTGTAACTTCGTAATCGTAAACCTCCGTCTGGTTTTTTGTAGATCAGTTTAACGCGTAAATGGCCTTCGTGGATAATGGCATACATTTCGCCATCCACAATTTTAGTATTGCCTGTATCAATGCCAATGGTAGCGTTATTGGGTAATACCGGTTCCATGCAGTTACCGGATATCGTGAGGCAAGCTGCGTTTTCCTCATGCACGCCTTGTTTTTTTAATGTGTATTTGGAAAAGCGCAGTTTTCTTGCAGTATCTTTGATGACTTTGCATTGTCCTGTTCCAGTGTCTATTTCTACCTCCTTAAAAAATAATAGTTCAGCCTCGTCGTCACGCAAGGGTGTTAATTCGTCCCAGGTCTCAAATCCGCCCAGGTATTCAGCATCAGATTGTATAACAGGTTTTGTTGCAAGTTTATAGCCTTTCCCGGTAATTAGCCAGTTTAAGTCATGATGAGACAATTCGGCAACAATTACGAGGTGATCTTTATCAATTCGGCCGGTTTTTAGCCAGCCGTTAACTGCCTGGGGGGTAATGTTACATTTTTCCGCTAACCGTGTTTTTCCGCCTCTGCCAATACTCGAGATAGCCTCGTCTAATCTACGGGCTAATTCTTTTCGTCGGTCTTCGTCGCTGTATAAGTTAAGCATGACTTTATAGTAATTGGGATATCTTGCTGATAACAGCAAGGTATGCTTTGACTTTAATTTAAAGCTGTGCTTTAATTTAGCTATGATTACATCACTCATAAATAGATACCCCAGCAAAGTTGCATTTTGCAAAGAAATTGGCATCAGTTCTCAGTTTCTTACGCAGATTGAAAAAGGAAATCGACCGATACCGCCAAAAGTTGCCATTTTGATCAATAAAAAATTTGGCATACCTTTGAGCGAGTTAAGGCCTGATATTTTTGCAGATGAGCATTTTTCATAACCGCTGGCCGACCGGGTTAATTGTCGCTCTCCTTTAGGCCATTTGCCAGCGCATGTAGTTAGCGCTGACTTTTTTTGAGTCTATAGGTTACGCGGAACGGATGTTTTTGAAAATTGGGCTAAATACCTACGTATTTCTACTTACTTGTGGGGGCGGTGATGAAGATCAAGGCGGAATTGGTTGACCAGGCAAATTTAACGCCGCGCGAGGGCGAGGTTTTGTGCCTGATTTGCGAGGGTGAGGTGGACAAGACGATCGCCAGGAAACTGGCCATCAGCATTAAAACGGTTAATGCGCATATTGAGCATCTTTATGTGAAGCTGGATGTACACAATGCGTCGATTAATTCCCGTTGTTCTGTCATTGCCAAGGCGGTAGTCAGGGGCATGGTCAGGTTGTCATCCACGGCGCTGTGCGTGTGTTTGATGGTTGGCGCTGTGCAGTTGGATGATCAGGCGGTTAGGGTGGTACGGGTTGGTTCTGGTCATGTTCGATTAAAACGGGGGCTGGATGATTAAGGTTATTGGCGGTGCTTTTTGGCTGGGTTTGGGGGTACTGATGATAGGCGTTTTATCTGCTTTGGTGGCTATTGTGTGGATTGTTGATAAGGGTTTGCACGTTGTATCGTCGGCAATCAACAGTTTATTTGATGGCATCTATAAGGATTTATGAAGTGAAAGCTGCATTGTGTGGATGGTTTATTTATTGCTGTGTACCGGCGCTTTGTTGGGTCATGGCGTTTTTTATTTTTGACTGGATTATTCACGCGTTGTTATGAGCAAAATAATTATTGGTTTGGCAGGGCGGAAACAGGTCGGCAAGTCAACGGCTGCTGAATATCTTGTTGATTGTGGGTTTGAGAGACATTCGTTTGCAGCGCCGCTGAAAAACATGGTTAAGTCGTTATTGACGGATTTGGGCTATGGTAATCGGGTTGATTTTCTCATGGATGAAGGCAAAGAATTTCTGTTGCCCTGTGTTTTCAAATCACCGCGCTGGATGATGCAAACGTTGGGGACGGAGTGGGGGCGTACCCTGATTGATCCTGACCTATGGATTGAAGTGGCAAGACGCAATATTTCTAAGAGCCGTTGCAGTGTGGTTTTTGATGATATCAGATTTGAAAATGAAGCTTGGTTAATAAGGAGCATGGGTGGTTTTGTCATTCATATCGATCGTGAGTCTTCGCAGGTTGATAGCCATGTCAGTGAGGCAGGTATTAACAGGGCTAATGATGACAGGGTTGTTGTTAATGCCGGTTCGATAACGGATTTTTTAGCGGATATTAATGCGACGGTTGCCGGGTTTATAGGTTCATGAAGCAATCTAAAAAGTTAAATTTTGATGCGATCAATGGCGCTGCATTAGGCCGGTTTGAATCGCTATTGCGGCAATGGCTGCCGGGCGGTAAAAAGTCCGGCGCTGAATATTCAGTGCTGAATCCGATGCGCAATGATAGCCATGCCGGTTCATTCTCGATCAATATTCACAAGGGTGTCTGGCAGGATTTCGCTACCGGTGACGGGGGCGGCGATCCTGTCTCGCTATTCTCATATCTTTTCCACAATAATGATCAGGGCGCAGCTGCTAAGGAGCTGGCAGAGTTGCTTGGCGTCGGTAATGCGTCTATACCACAGGTACAAGAAAAACCGAAAAAACCAACCAGCGACTGGCGGCCAATTGTGCCGCCTGTTGATGCGCCAGCACCGCATAAAGCGCATATCAAGCGCGGCTTGCCTGAGCAGGTCTGGTGTTATCGGTCCGCAACCGGGCAAGAGCTTGGATATATTTACCGGTTCAGGAATTCATCCGGCGGAAAAGAGGTATTGCCGCTGTCGTGGTGCAGAAATGAGCAAACCGGCGCTGAAGAGTGGCGCTGGATGGCGTTTGCCGAGCCGCGCTGGTTATACGGTCTGGAAAAGCTCTCGGCCATCCCCGATAAAACGGTGCTGCTGGTTGAGGGGGAGAAGTGCGTCGATGCTGTTGATGCACAGTTGCCCGAGCTGGTTGGCGTAACCTGGCCGGGCGGAAGTAAGGCGGTTGACAAGGCGGACTGGTCGCCATTGGCTGGGAGAAAGGTGATTATCTGGCCGGATTGCGATGCCCAGACGGATAAGTCAGGAACGTTGTTGCCTGCTGATAAACAGCCAGGCATGGCGGCGGCGCTGAAAATTGCTGACAAACTGCTGGCGATGGGCTGCAAGGTTTGGTTGCTGGAGATCCCTGAGCCGGGAGAAAAAACCGGTGGCTGGGACATTGCCGATGCGGTTTCCGATGGTTTGAACGGTGATGATCTAGCCGCTTTTATTCGCGGTCATATCCGCTTTCTGGCGCCAGCGGAACTTGGCGACAATGCTGTTCATTCAGACAATGCGCCGCGCCCTGCTAGCGCGGAGCATTATGGCAATATGGGCTTGGAGGAGTGGCAGCTAGGTTTGATCGAGAAAGGGCGGGGAGGTCTTGAGGATTGCCGTGAGAATGTCTTTTTGATCCTGTCCAGGCACCCTGATTGGGTCGGTGTTATCGGGTTTAACGAATTCACTTATAGAGTCGAGAAGCGTAAAACGACGCCGTTCGGCTCACCGCCTGGCGAATGGAAAACCTCAGATGATTACGAGGTAGGTTTGTGGATGGTCAGGCATTGCAAGTTGTTGATCCATTCTGAATCCAGCATTGTGGCTGGAGTCGCGATGGTGGCTGAAAAAAACAAGTTTCATCCGCCAAGGGAATGGCTGGAATCTTTGCCTGCATGGGACGGCGTCAACCGTCTGGATCATTATCTGGTCGATTGTGTCGGCTGCGATAACAGTGTTTATATGCAGATGATCGGGCGTTTTTTTATGATCGGCCTGATTGCAAGACTGTACCGCCCTGGTTGCGCAATGCAGTATATGCCGGTCCTGGAGGGTAATCAGGGCATCGGTAAATCGACGTTATGGCGGGTGCTGGGCGGGGAATGGTTTCAGGAATCGCCATTCAAGTTGGGCGATAAAGACGCCTTCATGCAGATTAATGGGGCGTTGATTTATGAAATCGCCGAGATGGATAGCTTCAACAAGGCCGAAAGTACTCTGGTAAAGGCCTTCATTACTCAACAAAATGACCGCTATCGGGAGCCTTATGCGCGCCGTCCAGTGGACCGTCCACGCCAATGCGTTTTTGTCGGCACGACCAATCACGGCGAATATCTGAAGGATACGACGGGCAACCGGCGTTTTTGGCCTATCAAGGCTAGACATATCAATATTGAGTTGATGGAGCAATTGCGGCCGCTGTTGTTTGCAGAAGCGCTGCACCGGTTTAATGCGGGAGAACGCTGGCATCCTACGCGCGAGGAAGAGAACGCTTATTTTGTACCTGAGCAGGACGCTCGGAGGATCGTCGATCCATGGCTGTATCCATTGCAGGATTGGCTGGATGATACCGACCAGCGATTTATCAACGAATTTACAACGGCTGATATTTTGTGTGGCTGTTTTAAGGTCGAGATATCAAAAATTGACGGCAATCGAGGCATGGCCATGAGAATTGGCAATCTGATAGCGGAAATTGACGGCTGGGAGCGTAAACGCAGGGCAAGTGGACGGCGCGAATGGGTCTACGTGCGTCCTAATAAGGCGAGGGTTAGTCGCAGTGTCGAGTCATATTAAATGTTAGTGTTTTTTATATTCAGCAGGTCTGTCCAGGGATCGGCGAGCAATATTTGTTCGACCGGAAAAGGGCAGCTGTCTGGTGATTTTTTATGTAATCCGTCCTACTTCGTCCCACTTCGTCCAACCTGTTTTTTGACCAAGTGGGACGGCTACAGGCCTCGTCTGTTGTGGCTTAAGGCTAATCCGTCCCACCGTCCCACCTGTAATCCTCGCGCGCATACATACGTGCGTACATACACGCGCGCGCGCAATGACCTGTCAATTCCACAAAATGTTTATTTTTGTGGTGGACGAAGTGGGACGGTGGGACAAGGCACGGCTATCAATGGCTGCAGCCGTCCAACCTGTTGTCAATCCGTCCCACTTAGGTAGGACGGATGAGTGAAGAAAAACGCAAACAGTGGGAGTTGATAAAGGCTGAAGCGCCTGATGTTGCTGAGTTTCTGGCTAATCTGTCGGAACAATTTGGCAAACCTGAGGCAATTTTGGTGGAGTTAAAATCGGGTAAAGTTATTGAGTCCGGGGAGTTTGACGGTACCCGGTTGGATTGGGATGGTAAACTGAGGAGTCGAGGTTATGGCAAGCATTGAGGTGATTGGGTTGTTATGTGCAGGCACTACCCGCTATCATGAGCCTGGTTGTAGTAGCCGGGCATCGGGGAATGATTTAACCAGGGCGGAGTTGGCCGGGTTGCTGGCTGGGTTGTCCACGGCGCAAATGGCTCTTGCGCTGGCCAAGTACGGTGATGATGTGGATTCGGAACGGGCATTGATTGCTCATGTGCGTGTTTGGGCTGCGGGGGTTGCTGTCCGTAATGGTTGGCAGGTTGTCAAGGGCAGGCCAACGATTACCAATATGGCGGCTCTTGCGGTGTTTGATGTGGTCAGGCCTAACCGCTGCAGTCATTGTCATGGCACTGAGATGGTCGGGCATAGGGTGTGCAGGGTGTGTTCGGGTACTGGTTATAAGCCGTTGTCTGGGCGCCGCATTGCTGAGGCTATCGGGGTCGATGAATGCAATTACCGACGGACATGGAAGGCACGGTATGAGTCGATCATGGCGTATGTACAGAGTATTGATTTTGATATCTGCATGGCTTTGAGATCGGCTGATAAAGTTCAGCAGTTGCACTGTTGCTGAAAGTATTTGCAACCGCCGCAAAAATGCAGTATATTTTCCCATAATACAGAGTAACTCCGACCATTCATTTGATCGGGGTTTTTTTTTGCCAATCCAAAGGGATTTCATGGTGCCAGTTGACAAAATTGATCAGACTTTTAATTTTAGCGCATTTGGAGCACCTGGGTTGGTGATCGGTGCGTTGTTTACGTTTATCTATTTCTTGATACGCGAGCACAAGTCCGAGCGCAAGGATTGGATCGAAGCCTATCGCGAGCAATCGCAGATGATGGACGATAGACAAAAAGAGACTAACAATGTAATTCGTGAGCTTGTTACTGTAGTCAGGGAAGCAAACGTCAGGCAACAGGTTAGGTAGTGCCAAGACGTGCGCAATCTCCATGCAGGCAATCAGGGTGTGTTGCTCTGGTTGATAAACCGGGATTTTGTGATCGGCATCGTAAAGAAGTTTATAGGGTTCAAAAGCAAGCGGTAACAGAAGATTACAAGGACCGTAACCGATTCTATCAGCGCAAGGTATGGAAAAATGTCAGATCGTTGCAATTACAGCTTGAGCCGTTGTGCAGACGGTGCAGAAAGGACGGCAAATTTGTTGCTGCTGAGGTAGTTGATCACATTATCCCTATAAGTAGCGGAGGTTCTGAGCTTGAGCACAGTAATTTGCAATCTTTATGTAAGAGTTGTCACAACGCAAAAACACGCAGCGATTCTCGATGATGTAATGGGGGGGGGTGTAAATCTCTATAGGAAACAGCTTCCTTTGCGTCGCCCTAGTTTTGTGAGTGCGGTTGAGAAATTAAATAGAGAAAGCCCAAGGAGATTATATGAGTAAGGGTAGGAAGCCTCAATTAGTAACTGATGGTAAATTCGCGGCTTTGCCGCTTTATGATGATCCGCAGTCGATACATTTTGCCCGCGCCAATGCGTTGCGTCCTGGCGATGATTTGTCAGCTGATGAACTGAAGGTCTGGGATCGCGTTGCGCCCCATTTGGCAATGCTGGGCAGATTAAAACCACACTTTGTAGATGCGCTGGCCGAATATTGCCGAGTTGTTCGTCGCCTGGCTGATGCCAGAAAGTATTTGGATGAGTCAGAATGGACATACATCACCAGTGGGCGTAATGGCCAGCAGTTTAAAAGCCGTCCAGAGGTTGCCCAACTCAATGATGACTGGCGCAAGTGGCGGTCACTGGTCGGCGAGTTCGGTCTTGCTCCAGCTGCTGAACGCGGTATGCAATCCGGGCAGGGCGATCTGTTCGACGATTTCGACGCGTTTTGATTGACGACCCTCTCGAAAAAGCCGCCCGCTACGAGCGCGATGTCTTAACCGGAAAGATCATTACAGGAAAACTCACCAAGCTGGCCGTGCAACGCCAGGAACGAGATTTAAAAAAAGGCCCCGATAGAGGGCTTTTTTTTTGCGAGGATTCCGCGCGGCGTCCGTTGATCCTATTCCGGGATTATCTACGGCACAGCAAGGGCGAATGGTCAGGGCAGACAATTGATCTGGAGCCGTGGCAGTGCTGGATTATCGCCTGCGTGTTCGGGTGGAAGAACCAGGATACCGACAAACGCAGGTTTCGCACAATCTATGATGAAGTGGCTCGCAAAAATGGCAAAACCACCCGGCTATCAGGCATAGGCAATTATGGTCTGACCAAGGACGATGAAGGCGGTCCGGAGATTTACGCCGCCGCTACCAAGCGCGAGCAAAGCCGCATCCTTTTTGATGAGGCTTGCCGCATGATAAAACAGTCCAGACCGTTACGCAAACGCCTGGATGTGCAGCAGCATTGCATCATAAACCCGGCTAATTTCGGAAAGTTTGTGCCATTGAGTTCCGACGGGCAAACAATGGACGGTTTAAATCCCCATTTTGCACTGGTAGACGAATTACACGCCCATAAAACATCAGAAGTATGGGATGTTTTAAAGTCGGCCTTGGGCGCACGCTCACAGCCACTATTGTGGGCAATTACCACGGCGGGGTTTAATAAAAACGGCATCTGCTACGAGGTCCGCGATTACGCCATCAAAGTGCTGACCGGAGTCATCGATGACGACAGCTTTTTCAGCATAATTTACACGCTTGATGACGGCGACAACTGGCAGGACGAAAGCAACTGGATCAAGGCAAATCCTAACCTTGGCGTATCAGTCAGTCTTGACTATTTGCGCGAGCAGTCACGGCAAGCCGCGGTAATGCCGACGGCGAAAATAAACTTTTTTACCAAGCACCTGAATATCTGGGTAACAGGCGCAACAGCTTGGTGTAACCTTGAGCTTTGGCTAGCCTGTAGCGCTGATTACAAAGCGGACGAGATAACCGAGCCGGTTGCTGTTTATCTGGGGCTTGATTTGGCCAGTGTATCCGACATTGCCAGCATAGGCGGCGTGGCTGTAATGCCAGATGGCCGCTGGCTGACGTTTGGAAAACATTATCTGCCAGAAGAGGCGGTTGATAACAACATCCGCAAGAGTACTGTGCCCTTCAGGCAATGGCATGAACAAGGCTGGCTAACGCTTACACCAGGCAATGTCATCGATTACAACTGGATCAAGGCCGACATTCTGAGCTTGATGGAGCAGTTTCCGGTTAAAGAGATAGCGTTTGACCGCTGGAACAGTTCCCAATTGGTTAATGATATGCTCGAAGTAAATGCGCCGATGGTCGCTTTCGGAATGGGTTATGCCTCGATGAACGCACCCATGAAAGAACTAGAACGCCGTTACCTGGCAAAAGAGATAACGCATCAGAATGATCCAGTGCTTAATTGGGCCATGAGTAATGTCGTAGCCGACCAGGACCCAGCCGGAAACATCAAACCGGCAAAAAACAAATCAAACGAAAAAATCGACCCTGCAGTAGCATTAATGATGGCCATAGGACGCGCAATGTTGGTACAAACAGAAGAAATATCCGTAGGCTGTGAGTTCTGGTAATGGCAGTATTCGGACTTTTCAAGAAAAAACCGGCCAGCATCGAGCAAAAAAGCGCTACAGTCGGACCTGCAATTGATGCCAACGAATTCTGGGCGCAGCTGCTTGGTCAGGCCGCGTCTAAATCAGGCATCCAGGTCGATTGGAAAACTGCACTACAGTATTCAACAGCCCAGGCTTGTGTGCGGATCATTGCCGAGGATATCGCACAGCTGCCGTTTGCTACTTACCGGAAAAATGACGGGAAAAGCGAGGAAATCAGCGCCCATCCTACGCACAAACTGCTGAAAACCAAGCCGAACGAGGACCAAACCGCGTTTGAGATGCGTGAACAGTTAGGCCTGCACCTGGTACTGACCAATAACGCCTATGTACACAAGAACATCATACGTGGCCAGGTCGTTGAACTGGTCCCGTATGCGCCGCATCTGGTGCAAGTAACCCGCAAAAATGGCGAGCTGCGTTACCGATTAACCCTTGATGGCGGCAACATCGAAGAGGTTCCGAAGGCTGAAATCTGGCATTTACGCGGTCCATCCTGGAACGGCTGGCAAGGACTGGACGGCATCCGCCTGATGCGCGATACCATCGGACTGGCCCTGGCATTGGAAAACCACGGCTCCAAAATGTTTGCAAATGGTGCAACGGTCGGAGGTGTACTGTCTACCGATGCCAATCTTACTCCAGACCAGGCCAAAGCGCTCCGGGAAAGTTGGGAAATGCGCCAGTCAGGCGGAGAAAACGCCTACAAAACAGCGGTTATGTGGGGCGGTATGAAGTGGTCGCCAATGGCAACGCCAAACGATTCCGCGCAATTCCTGGAATCACGGCGTTTCCAGGTTGAAGAAGCCTGCCGACATTTCAAAGTCTTGCCGATTATGGTCGGCCATGCTGACAAAACGACGACCTACGCCAGCGCCGAGCAGATGGTTTTGATCCATTTGCGGCAAACCCTCGGCCCATGGCTAACCCGGATCGAGCAGTCAGCCAACTGCAATCTGCTGACCGATGAAGAACTGGCCTCAGGGTATTACACAAAATTTACGCGTAACGCGCTGCTGGCGATGACGGCCCAGGATCGCGGCGAATTTTATTCAAAAATGTACGGCATCGGCGTACTGTGCCCCAATGAAATCCGTGAACTTGAGGACCTGAACCCATACGCAGGCGGAGAAAAGTATCGAGTACCGCTTAATATGATCGACCCTGCCGCCGATCCAACGCAACCTTCAGACGGTAACAAAAACAATGATAATCAAGACCAAACAAACTGAGCAGCCCGGCGGCCTGGAGGTTAAACGCCTCAACGTCGCCCAGTGCAAACTCGCGCCGACCGATACGGCCGCCGATACGATGGAGTTTTCTGGCTATGGCGCTGCATTCGGGAATGTTGACGCCTACGGAGACATGATCGAAAAGGGCGCATTTTCAGCCTACCTGGCCGATGTTAAATCAGGCAAGCAGGAATGGCCGTCCATGCTGCAACAGCATGGCGGTTGGGGCATGTCGGCAGCAGATTTCAAACCCGTCGGTGTTTATACAGACCTAAAAGAGGATGATTTCGGCCTAAAAACCAGCGGCATTCTAGCCGATACAACGGACGGTATTGACCTCTATAAGCTCATGAAAATGCAGCCGAGGCCCGCTATTTCCGGTCTGTCTATCGGTTATTACGTCCGCGATGAAGTATATGGCGGCAAAAATGACCCCTATGACCGCCTAATCAAGCAAATCGACCTGGTAGAAATCAGTATTGTGACCTTTCCTGCCAACGACAAGGCCAGGATCGGCGGTGTTAAGTCATTCCATGACTTAACCGACAGAGAACTTGAACGGACCTTACGAGATGTCTTAGGTCTGAGCCAAAAGGAAGCCAAAACGGTCATTTCCCGTGGTTTCCGCGCCTTGCGAACCGACGCCGATGCCGGCAGCGAGGAATTGAAACAAATGGCCGCGCTACTGGAGCGCAACGCCGCAATTTTCCAAAACCAACAAGGATAAATCCATGAAACTACCAAAAATTACCCCCCGCGTCGGCTGGTCGCTGCTCGCGATCGTCGGCATATTAATCGCGCAGGCAATTGGCTATACCGCATCGGCTGAAGAAATGGCCGCTGGCGGTCTGATGCTGGCCGGTATTGGCGATATCGACATTAAAGAGATCAACAATCTGCTCGAAAAACAGGGTCGCGCGTTTGAAGAATTCAAGTCTGCCAACGACAAGCGCCTGGAAGCCGTCGAGAAAAAGGGTTATGCGCCCGCTGATACGGTCGAAAAAGTCGAGAATATCAACACCGAATTGACCAAGCTCTCGAAAGAAATCGGCGAATTGATGAAAAAATCGAACCGCCGCAACGCTGGCGGATCGGATGACGAACTCTCGCAGGATCAGGCCGAGCACAAGTCGGCATTTGCCGAATATTTCCGCAAAGGCCGCGACAACAACTTGCACGACCTGGAACGAAAAGCGCTGAATACCGGCAGCGATCCGGACGGCGGCTATCTGGTGCCGACCGAAATCGAAACGATGATCGATCGCGTGGCGACTGCAGAAGTGTCTATGCGCCGCCTTGCTACCGTCCGTCAAATAGGTGGGCCCAGCTACAAAAAACCGGTTGTAACCACTGGCGCTGCTGGCGGCTGGCTCGGTGAAACCGAAGATTCGGTAGAAACTGCAACGCAGAAACTGTCAGAACTTGATTTCGTATTTGGCAAGCTTTACGCCTATCCATGGGCGACTAACGACATGCTAGAAGATGGTGTCATCGACATCGAGCAATGGTTGACGCAAGAAGTCGAAGAAATCTTCGTCGAGAAGGAGGGCGAAGCTTTCATAACCGGAACCGGCATCAAAAAACCGCGTGGGATCCTCGATTATGACACCGTTACCAACGCCAGTTATGCCTGGGGAAAGCTTGGTTATGTCCCATCTGGCGCAGCAGGCGCATTCCACACCGACGAGGGTGATGCGCTGATCAATACAGTACACGCGCTGAAACGCAAATACCGCAACGGTGCATCATGGCTGATGAACGATTTGACGATGGCAGCCATCCGCAAAATAAGAAACGCCAATGACGACTATATCTGGCAACCCGGCTTGATGGCTGGTGTGTCTGATACCTTGCTCGGTTATCCGATCGATATTGACGATTACATGCCGGACATTGCCGCCAACTCGCTGTCGATCGCCTTCGGCAATTTCAAACGCGGTTATTTGATCGTCGATCGACGCGGCATCGCCATCATCCGCGACCAGGTCACCAAACCAGGTTACACGAAATTTAACGTGTCCAAACGGACCGGTGGCGGCGTCCAGAATTTTGAAGCAATTAAACTGCTCAAATTTGCGGCAACCTAAAAACTGTAGGTTGGGTTAGGCAAGGCCGTAACCCAACATTTCTTATTCGTTGGGTTACGCTGACGCTAACCCAACCTACAACAGGACAAACCATGAAAGATTTAACTAACAATATCCACGTCAAACGGGTATTAAGCCCGGTTTCAGTGGCAGACACCACCGCCCAGGTCGGCGAAATCATCGACCGCAAGGGCTTTGACTCCCTTACCTACCTGATCGCCACCGGCTCAATTGCCGACGCCGACGCCACGTTTACCGTATTGCTTGAAGAGGGTGATGCGGCTAACCTGTCTGACGCTGCAGCCGTGTCCGATGTTGACCTGATCGGAACCGAAGCGCTGGCCGCATTCCGGTTCGACGACGACAACGAAACAAGAAAGCTTGGCTACATAGGTAACAAGCGCTATACCAGGCTGACTATCACGCCGGTTGCCAACGCTTCCGCCGCATTGTTGTCTGCCGTCGCCGTGCTCGGCCATCCGCAATCCGCGCCGACTGTTAATCCACCGGTTTAAGAGTGATTTTGAAAATAGCCGCCTGCTGGCGGCTATTACTTGGGAAAAAACATGCATTCGTCACAATATAAAGATAAAGAATCTGTTCTGCATCCGATTCGGAATAAATCCGACAACTCGATTGTTGGGATCTGGAATGATACCGACGACAAAGAATTGGATATTAGTTTTCCTGAAAAAATATCGTTAAACAGAAAAAAAATGCTTATTTTTGGGTGTTCCATTGCCGAGCAATGCACGCCTAAGGCTTCAACATCAAATACTACAACAACAGCGATTGTGGCAATTGATAGTAATGTTATACCGGTAGCTAGCGCAACAGCGTTTTCAGTTGGCTCTGGCTTATACATAAAACTATATACGGGTCGTATTTTTAAATCTGTCGTTACTGATGTAACGGGTTTAAATATAACTATAGCTGATCGATTGCCATTGTTTGCCAGATTGGGAGCTGTTGTTTCTGTGTATGTTGTTGCTTCCGCTGCTAACCCTAATATGACGCTGACGTATGGTGCGGCAAATGCCGCAGTTATGATGCTAGGCAGTCCCGTCGAATTAGTTAGCCCGTATGGATACGGGGGCGCATATTGCAAAGAGATGATGCCAGACCTTGAACGCGACTTGCGTTTTTATCGTCCAGATTATGCATTGTTTCACATGTTTGAAAATGATTTCATCACTGCAGATTCGACAAAATTAACTATCGAGCAGATGAAAGTATGGTCGCGCAATATTGCTAACATGTGTATCTATTACGGATGTTTACCTATTATTTGCTCGTCAATGCCACACAATGTTGTACCGGCTAGTAGAGAAGCCGATTATTATGCGCTGAAAGATTATTTGGTTAATAATTTGTCATCTGATGTTCCTGGTGCCTATGGAGTCAATCTATCCACACAATGGGTTGATGATAGTAATCCAAGCTTTCCGGTGTCGCCTGCGGCAGGTTGGACAGATGGGGTGCATCCATTATTGTCGCGTATATTTGACGTTGCTGCGTTTCTGGCTCCACAAATTAAAGATATACTCCCTCCTGCAGAATCTTTATTAAAATATGCAGTAACGCCACTTGAGGCAACGAGACTGGATGGCACGGGCGGCACAGCGACAAATTTAGGCGTTGGCTCAGTTGTCCCGGCTGGCTACACAATCCGCGCAGCTGGAACGGCAGTAGGCGCAACATCACGTAATGCAGACGGATCATTAAAAATAACAGGATCGTGGCCTGGAGCTGCTAACCGAACATCTGATTATATAAATGCAAAATATACGTTTACGCCGCCGCAATCATGGTTGGGAACAAGCAAAACATTTAAAGTTTTTGCACGCTTCAGACTTAATACGAAAGTCGGGATTGCTCAGCTTTTCTCAGGTGTTATACCTAGTGCCGGCGAGACAAACGACGGCGCTAGCGCAACAGATCAGGCATATTCTATTCCAGCTGATGGTAGCGTTATTGTGTTGGAATCAAATGCATTTACATTTTACAAAGGTGTGTCTACCACCACCGTTGAATTAAATATCCGGCCGATTGCTGCCAGCAGTCCGGCTAATGCGGCTATTGATCTTGATTTGATCGAGCTTGGTTTAATTGAGGTTACGCCGAATATACCTGACTCATTTGTTTAGCATACAGGTAATCTCATTAAATGAATATTAAAATCAATCTTGCCCAGGCCTCAACAAAGCGCGGCCTAATCTGGCTGGTTGTCGGTATTATAGGGTTGCTTCTGCTGCTCACTGGCCATAAAGGCGATATAGAGACGCTGCTATTGATCGGCGGTACGGTAGCTGGAGGTATGGGCGTCGCGCTGGATGACAAGTCAGGCCAAAAATGACACATCTTCTTAAAACACCGCCCGTCACCGAGCCGGTCTCGCTGGCCGATATGCGCGAGCATCTGGGCATCACCCAGGCGGATGATATATCGCGCGATAATATTATCGCCGGTCGTATCATCAGCGCTCGGGAATGGGCCGAGCAATACACGGGCCAGGCGTTTATCACGCAAGCCTGGACCTGCTATGCCCATGATTTCCCGTATAACGTTGATACGGGTCATCGCCTCCGGTTAAAGCAGCCTCTTGTTTCGGTCACAGCGGTTAAATATAACGATGCTGATGGCATTCAGCAAATCTTGGCGCCATCCGGCTATCAGGTTGATCTGGTGGGCGGCTGTATTGTGCCTGCCTATGGGTCAAGCTGGCCTCTGGCGCGAGCGCAGTTAAACAGTGTGCAGGTCGAATACGTCTGTGGCTATGGCAATCCGGCTGACGTTCCTGAGTCGATTAAGGACGCGATCCGCTTCATTGTCGGACAGTGGGAGGTTTTTCAGACCAGCATGGAAGGCGTGGTTAGGCCGTTTACGATTCCCAACGCTGCCAAACAATTGTTGGATAATTATATCGATATGCGGGATTGGTTCTGATGCATATCCGCCGAGCCTTGCTGCAAGCGCTGCAAACGCAACTGAAAGCGCTAACCGGTTTTTCCGGGGTGTGGATTCAGCGTATCGGTCCAACCAGAAATGCATTTCCGGCAATCACATTGTATGCCGATCAGGAAAGCGTCGAGACATTATCAATACATGCGCAGCCGAGGCCACAAGAGCGGGTTTTAACGGTTTCTGTCAATGCCTGGATTCGCGGCACGTCAGATGACGAAAAAGCCGAGTCCGATATGGATGCCGCTGCGGTGTCGATCGAAGCGGTATTAACGCGGCCGCTGCTGGCTGATGATATGGTGCTGGTTGCGACTGATTTCAGCGTCTCTGAAGAAGAACCGGAAATCCATGTCTGCACACTGACCTATCACGTTATTTACAGTACTACCGAATTCGGGCCGATCATTTAAAAAATTGCTGGCAACCGCCTATGCCGCATGTAACAACCAGGCGAACATAAGGAAAGCTTATGGCTATCAATCTAAACTTTTTCGGCAAAAAAACCGCGAAAAATATTATTACACTTTTACAACAACAGGAATTAAACATTATGGCAACCTTACAGGACATTAAAGACGCAGTGGCGGGTATCACTGATGCAGTCGCAGCGCAACAAGCATCATTCGATTTATTGATTACAGAAGTGCGCCAATTGATAGCGCAGGGCGATATTACCGGAGCCGACGAACTGCTGGCTGAAATGGCCGCCGATAGACAGGCGATTATTGATGCAGCGGCCGCGAATGCAAATTTGACCGCTGAAGTGGACTCGGCTAACGGTGATCCTTTAATCGACGCCTAATCGTAACCCTTTTTACATAGCAAGCCCGCTCAACGCGGGCTTTTTTATGCCTACTCATTGAGGAAATACAATCATGGCAACTGTACGTAAAATGTCTAATGTAGCTGTAGCGATGCAGTCAGCGTTAGGCGTAGCAAAAACGATTACCGGCATAAGCAAGGCCGCGCCTGGCGTAGTTACGGGTACGCACGATTTCGCCAATGGCGATTTTGTCGTGTTGAGCGTAGTGGGTATGTCGCAACTGAACGGGCGTGTGTTCCGGGTGTGCAATGTCGCGACAACGGTATCATTTCAACTTGAAGATGTCTCCGGCGGTACCGGTATTGATACCACCAACTTCGACACATTTACCAGCGGCACGGCTAAAAAGATTACTTTTGGTACTTCAATAACCACGGCATCGAGTATTAATGTATCGGGCGGTGATTTTGATTTTATCGATACCACCACGATCCACAGCAACCAAAAAACCCAGATTCCAGGCTCTGCAAATCCCATTACCATCAGCATGGAGCAGCTGTGGGACATTACGGATGCGGGCCAAATCGCTATGAAAAGCGCCTCCGATTTACAGTCGCAAATGGCATTTAAGTTGACCTATGGCACCGGCGGGCCGATCCAGGTATTTACCGGCTATGTGGGTTTTACAGCGGCGCCGACTGGGTCTGCGCAAGAAAAGATTGTCTCCCCGGCATCTATTACCATGTTTGGCTCACCGTCCTACTACTCATCATGAGTCTAATCGACAAGCTTAGAAAGGCGCGGGAGACGCTGGTCAAGGCCGGTGGCTTTGATTTTACGGTACGCCGTCCGACCGTCATGGAGGTCATCGGCATGCGTGGGGTTACCCTCAAAGAGGGCGACATCCTCCAGCGTTTTGTGATCGGCTGGAATCTGACCGAGCTTGATATCATCCCAGGCGGCACTAGTGTATCTGTGCCGTTTGAGACCGAGTTATTTATGGACTGGGTGGCAGACCGGCCGGATTTATGGTCGCCGTTAACCGCTGCGGTGCTGGATGCCTATGATGCTTATCAAGCACAGTTGGATGCAACGCTGGGAAAGCCCGAAGCTGGCTAGAAGCTAGCACTCTCCCAATCCCGCAACAAGCGCCGGGGCATGACCTGGAGAGTGCCATCCAGGCCTGGAATATGATGGCGGGCGTTATCGATTGGGCCGGTTTGCCGTTGATTTCCGAGCTGCTGGGGGTAAGCGATGTTGAGCTGTTAATCAGGCAGTTGTGTTTAATCAGAGATTTTAAGAATGAGGAAAAATGACGCTTGATGATATGCAACGCTTGCATTCGACCGCAACAGTTGAGCAGGTTAAAAATAGTCAGCTGTTTTTGGTCACCTATCCAGGTTTGGTATTGGCGATTAGTTATGAGTTATTGATTGCTTTCAACGTTGATGACGAGTGGCATATCAGCACTGAAAAGATGAGCAAGTCGTCCAGCAAACATTATTATCATTTGCTGGACATATTGACTATAAAACACTGGTACACGTCAAGGCGTCTGCTGCTGGCAAAGTTAAAGGACATTTTAGGGGGGTTGGATGAGTGACGGTATCGATATACGCGGCCTGGCGGAAACCCAGCGCACGCTTTATCAATTCAGCGAACGTCTTGGGGATCGTGTCACCCTGCTAGCGTTGCGGGCAGGCGCTAACTACATGCTGAAAAAAGTACGTGAGGCGGCGCCGGTGAAAACAGGACGCTTAAAACGTGCCACGGTCGTCAAAAACTCCCGGCTCAATCGCCGCCGCCGCAATGGCAAGGTGGGCGTCTATCTCGTGGTCAGCAAGGGCAAAAGGCGCACTGATACTAAAGGCGCATGGTATGGCAGATTTGTCGAGGGCGGCTATAAAAGAGGCAATACGCAAATAGCCGGGCGCAAGTTTGTATCGGCGACCTTTTCCAGCAACAAGCAACAGGCGTTAGATATTACGCTGCAAGCCATCGAGGATGGTGGTCTGCGGCTGATTCAGACAATTAATAGCAGGAGTTGATATGGCGCTAGGTGTAACCGTTGACTTTACCGCCAACATTGCCCGTTTTTCCCAACAAATTGACCGTATTTCAGGTGATTTAGATCGCTTCCAGAGCCGCGCGCAATCGACCTCGGAAAAAATCAATGGTGCTTTAGCGGCGCTGGGTGTTGGTCTATCTGTGGCAGGGATTACTGCATTTGTCAAGGAAGGCATTGATGCTGCGGATGCGCTGAATGATATGTCAGCCAGAACTGGCATTGCGGTAGAGCAACTAGCCGGGTTCCGGTTGGCGACGCAGTTAGGCGATACCGATATGGAGTCATTCACAGCGGCAGCCAACAAGCTCAATATCGCTATGGGCAAAAATAGCGAGGCATTCGCCAAGCTGGGCATCGATGCACGTGATCCGGCCGAGGCGTTTATGCAGCTGGCCGACGTTATGTCCTCCATCGAGGATCCCCAGCAACGAGCTGCGTTAGGTGCTAAGGCATTGGGTAAAGCCTGGGCTGATATGGCGCCATTGCTGTTGCAGGGCGGCGACGCATTGCGCAAAACGGTCGAGGAAGGCGCCAAAATGTCCGGCATTACTGCGGATATGGCGGAACAAGCTGGAAAGTTAAACGACCAGATCGACATCATGAACGCCAGGATGGGCAGAGCGGCAGTGATTGCCGGAGGAGCATTTGCCACAGGTTTTAACCAGCTGATTGAAAAAATTGACCAGGCTACCCAATCCGGCGTTACCTTTAATAACGTCATGATGGGCATCGGCGACTTTGCCTTTCAAAATGTCTTTGATAATGTTGAGCGCATAGGAACGCTATCAACAGAAGTCAATGCCATTAATGAAAAAATCGTTAAGGCCCGTGATGCGTTGAAAAATGCCCAGGGCGATCCATCTGTACCCAGTCCTATACGCAATATATTGCACCCGGTCGATGATAAAAGCCGGGAAATAGCGGCCGAGCAAACGTTGAACAATTTGCTGTTAGAACGCGATCAGCTGTTAGTCCATATTAGCGAGTCAAGAAAAAAAGCCGAATCAACAAGGGCCGCGCCAGACAAAAAAACGATTGCTGATTTTATTGGCGGCGGCGATGGCGGCGAGAAGAGAGCATCTGCAGTTAGGGCAAAGAGTGTCAGTCGGGCGGTAAGATTGCCAGCTCAGCCAAAAGCCATCGAAGATGTCACCGTCAAATATGACGAGATGATCAAGCAAATGGAGCGTGAAATTGTCTTGCGTGGCGAAACAACAGAAATCGTCAAGCTGCAATATGACATCCAGAACGGCGCCTATAAAGACGCTACGCGCAATCAGCAAATCCGGTTGCAGCAGTTGGCATATGAAAAAGATGCGCTGGAGGCTCAGGATAAACAATGGGAAGCGTTGGTAAACAGTGCCAATGAATATTATGACCTGAAAAAATCCAATAGTGATCTGATTCAATCAGGCAACATTCAAAGCGGCTTTAACGAGGCGCTGGCTAATACCCAGGATAAATTAAAAGCCGGAGACATAAATACAGAACAGGCGGTCGCAGAGTTTAACAAATTGGGCCAGGCGTATAATGATGAATTTGTTTCGCCAGCTAAAGAAGCGACCAATGAATTAAGTCAGTATGCCATTGAAGGTGCCAGAAACATGCAGGATGCCTTTGCCGACTTTCTATTCGATCCTTTTACTGAAGGCATGGACGGTTTGTTAGACGGCTTTTTAGACACCGTCCGCAGAATGGCCGCGAATGCCGCCAGTGCGAAAATTATGGAAGCGCTATTTGGGGATCCAGGAAAGAGCGACGGCGGCGGCTTGTTAGGGAAGGCAGCGACGGCGATTATATCATCCGTGTTTCATGATGGTGGTGTCGCTGGTGGTGGCGGCAGGGCAATGCCGGTTAGTCCGTTGGTGTTTGCTGGTGCTACGCGCTATCACAGCGGTGGCATAGCCGGATTAAAAGCCGATGAAGTGCCGGCCATCCTGCAACGCGGCGAATTGGTGATCAGCAGGCGGCAAATTAACGAGAGCCAGGGCGGCTCCGATATGTCCGGCATTAGCGATATGATTGCCAGGGTGTTTCATCGCGGCGGCAGTGTGACCAGCGGTGGCGGTTCGGTGTCGGTCAGTCCTTCGGTGTTTGTCAATGCGCCTCGCTATCACAGCGGTGGCATAGCCGGGTTAAAAGCCGATGAGGTGCCTGCTATATTGCAGCGCGGCGAGCTGGTGATCAGCAGGCGGCAAATTAACGAAACTCAGGGCGGCTCCGATATGTCCGGTATTAGCGCCATGATTGCCAAGGTGTTCCATAGCGGTGGCAGTGTGGCAAGCGGTGGCGGTTCGGTGTCGGTCAGTCCTTCGGTATTTGTCAATGCGCCGCGCTATCACAGCGGTGGTGTAGCCGGGCTTAAGCCGTCCCAAACATTAGCTGCCGGGCAAATTATGCAGCCGGTTAACAGTCGCCAGCAAACGTCAACAGTGCAATCCGGCGTGGGTGATATATCGGTCAGTACACAGGTTAATGTAACCGGGTCAGGGCAGGAAGATAATGGCAATATGGCAGCGCTTGGGGGCATTATTAATTCCAAAATCCGCGAAGTCATTGTCACCGAAAAACGGCCTGGAGGGTTGCTGGCATGACGGCTATTCCCTATCCTGAAAAATTACATAATTCTTCAGTTCCGCGTATCAAGGACAGCGTTAATATTATCGAAATGGGCGATAACTATCAGCAGCGCATTGAGGTCGGATTAAATCCTCAGCATGAAGAGTGGTCAATATTATGGCCGTTGCTGACAGCCTCTGAATTTTCGTCTGTTATATCGACTCTGGCAACGGTGCGCTGTGTATTGCCGCTGACATGGACATCGCCCATTGATGGCGTGTCAAAAAAATATGTGGTGGTACCCGATAGTCGGCAGATGATCCCATTGGGTAAAGGTCGATGGTCGGTTTCGTTATCGCTTCGGCAGGTGTTTGATTTATGACATTGATAGCCGATATTCATAAATTGACGCCTACTGCGCTGATGGATTTGTACAGCGTTGACCTTAATTCAATTGGCGTCGGTCAGGTGTACTATTTCTATGCCGGGCAGGACACCGATTGGACGCCGGTAGTTTATCAGGGCAACACGTATTCACCCTGGTATTTGAAAATGACCGGCCTGGAGAAACGCGGCAGCGGATCGGCATCGCGTCCTGTTGCCGAGATTGGTAACGCGGAGCAGGTCATCACCAACTTATGCCGCGTCTATCAGGATATGGCGGGCGCTACAGTACGCAGACGGCGCACGTTAGCCAATTATGTACTCAATAATGTCGGCGAATATTACGACGAATATTATCTGATCGAGCGCAAGGCCGATGAAACCCCGGAAACTGTCAAGTTTGAATTGGCCAGCCCGCTGGATTTTCTGGATAAACAATTGCCCGGTCTGTTGGCATTGGCTAGCGGTTGTCCGCACCGATATAAATCGACGGCAAACGGTTCCGGCTGTTCATGGCCAGGCACCAACCCGGCGTTATGGTTTGATCGTAACGGGGCATCAGTTGGCAGTGTAGGTTTGGATGTCTGCGGCAAACGGTTGTCAGATTGCAAACTGCGGTTTGGCGCCAATAATCCTCTTGATTATGGCGGCAATCCAGGCCTTGGCAGGAGCGGGTGATGGAAGATGATATGAAATGTAAATATAACGGTAGGAAATTAGCGCACCCCGCCACTATTTGTAGGCGGTTAATTTCGTGGCCGTTTTTGCAATTTGCTAGATGCCTATTGTTTTTGGCTGTGTTATCTGGATGGGGGTATTACCATGCTAGACGGGTTTGGAGCGATACCGAATGATGCCTAGCTTAAAATTAATTATCGACCACGCCGCTCGGGTCTTCCCACAAGAAGCGTGCGGTCTGATTTTAAAAACAGGTTACAGCTTGCAGGTTCTGGAATGTGAAAACATCTCTCACGAGCCAGAGCAAGCTTTTTTAATTGATCCTTTACTCTATGCGGCTCATGCCGAGCATATTGCCGCCGTTTATCACAGTCATCCCAACCGGACGCCGGAACCGTCGGCGGCCGATATTGCCAGCGCCGAGCGTTGCAACCTGCCGTTTGTGATCGTCAGTTATCCTGGCGAGGAGCTTTACACCTATACGCCAAAAGGCATTCTGCCGGCACCCTACGAAGGACGAACGTTTGTCTATGGGGTCATGGACTGCCTTAGCTTGGTAGCGGATTATTACCGCAATGAGTTGGGTATTGTCATCGGCGATGGTGATCGTAAGCGCTGGGGATGGTGGCTGGACGCAGCCAATCAGCATGAATTTGTAAATGGGTTTAAACGATCAGGATTTATCGAGGTGGATATTTTACAGCCTAATGATCTGATTATCATGACTCTCGGCGGCGGTCCTTGTCCCAATCATGCGGCTATTTATGTGGGTGACAGCTGCATTTTGCATCATCCCAGCCGCGACACTAATTCCAGAATTGAAATGTACGGCCAATATTGGCGACAAACCACCCATTGTTATTTACGATATGAAAAGAAAACAAACAGAGATTAATTTAAAAGAGGGCTGGTCAAGCAGTAATGAAGCCGAATGGACGCGTTATTATCTTAATATACTGGAGGATAGACTGGCATCATTGGAGCAAAAATTGCCCGCGACAATGCGAGAAATTCGCTTCCACACGTTGAGATTACGTGCGCTGGAAGAAGAAGAGCAGTATTGGCAGCGGTTTATAAAATACTGCCAAACCGGCAAATGAAGGTTTTAATTTAATTAAACAAGGGGAATAACATGACCAAATGGGTACATGCAGACGTTTTGGACAATGGTCCTGCATACATCAAGACAAACTGCAATAAAATTGCAGCTATCAGCGCCTATACGTTAGGTGACTCTTACGCTACAGTAAACACGGCTATCCTCGCTGAAGCAACGATGGCGACTGGCGATTTCACCTTGGCGTCATCAGGGAATAACCGGACACTGACCACAGCGTCAGGCAAACAGGACACGTCAGCCAATGCGACAGGGGGCGGCGCAACTATGCACTTTGCCTTTGTTGATACGGCAAATAGCAAGGTCTTGTGGGTAACCGACGAAACTAGCGATCAAACAATCACATCGGGTAACCCGGTGACTTTCCCGGCTCTTGTTTATACAGCCAATCAACCAACATAAGGTGCAGTCATGACATTAACATCAGAACAGGCGGCGCTTTTTAAATCGGCATTATGGTCGGAATCTGATGCCGTACTGGTTGAGTTACGGACTAACGGTCAGACTGGGTTAATAAGAGATTGGTACAATGCAGTGGCGGCAGCTCAGTTTGTGGTTTGGAAAACCAAAGTCACAAAAACGGAAGCGACGCAAATCAGCGGTTTTGACTGGACGCAGGTTGATAACATGACAGTAGGTCAAGCGCGGATTTGGGACTTGCTATTCGACAATGAGCAAAAGGCGATTGATCCATCAAAGACAAATGTGCGCTCGGGCATTTCCGAATGCTGGAAAGGTACGACTGCTAAAGTTGCAGTGGCAACGGCAGTACTGGAATTTTGTAAAAAACCAGCCAGCAATTTTGAAAAGCTTTTCGCGGTTGGTTTGGGGTCTACTGCGAGTCCGGCAACTGCCGCTACTGTGCAATTGACAGAGTATGATGTAACTCTAGCGCTGGCGATTTAACTATGGCAACGTTTACAGTCAAAAAATCCGGTTATCTAGCGGCTGCGGCAGCAATCACCTGGGCCAGCGGTACCACGTTAACATCATTAGCAGATAACGGGTTCACCAGTTTGTCTGACGAAATTGATAACTCAACCAATGCCTATCTATTGGCCGATCTCTATTTGGAGCTGGGCTCTGCGGTTTTTACCGGTATTGATTCTGCAATTGATATATTTCTGGTGCCATCAGTAGACGGCGCTAATTACCCAAGCTGGGCAACAGGCACAGCAGAAGAGACCGAAAACATGAATCACTTGGTTGGTTCAGTCTTGACCACAGCGTCCACAGCTGCACAAAAAATGGTGCTGCAAAACGTGCCATTACCCAGCGGCAAGTTTAAATTTGCATTTAGGAATCGCGGCAATGTCGGCTTGGCAGCGTCAGGAAATACGATCTACTGGCGCCCTCATAGCGTAATATCTATAAGCGCTTAAAATGGCTCGTATCCCGTTTAATATAGCCGATGCCATTTGGCCTGATGTTGCCAATGCCAGGCAGCCTCAACAGCTACTAAAAATAACCAATGACGAGATAGCGAAAGGCCTTGTCTCGTTTGTTTATCCTATCTCAGGGTATGATGTAGTCAGCAGGCGCAGCCTTGTTTATGGGTCATCTGTTACCAGGGTTTCAGGGCCTAAGGGTCAGTCCTGGCGTGGGGCAGGGACCAATAGCACAATAGACATTGGCGCCAGCGGCGGCATCAGTACCGTATTAGATCAGACTAAGCCCTGGTCATTTGCAGCGCGTATTTATGTCAGTACGTTAGGTGTGGTTAAGTTTTTAGCCGGGGATTATGCGGCTTCTGGAGCTGATAAGGCGTTCCACATATATCTGAATGATAATAATACCTATTATGCGGAAGGTTACCATAGCAACGGATCATTAGCGACATCAGTTACCGGCGGCACGGTAACGGTAGGTTATCACGATCTATTATGTGTATTTTCAGGTGGGACAAATTTTAATGTCAGGTTGTGGGTTGATGGTGTCCTGATTGGTACTGGCGCTAATGCAGGGTTGGACCAGCATGCCGGCAGCAGTTTCAGACTAATGGGGCCGGGCGCTTATAATGCAGCATACGGATTTCAGGATGATTTGGTTTATGCTGCCCTCTGGCAGGGAGATAAGGCAAATTATGCCAGGCAGTTAAGCAGCAATCCTTGGCTATTGCTGGAGTCGCCCGGAAGTGAGTTATTTAATGGCTTGCTGCCGGCATCGGATGTTACATTTTTAACAGGGAGTGATTCAACTCAGGCTAACGCCAGCACCAGTGGCGCTATCAGCCAAACACACATCCTGACCGGAGCTGATGCAGCCCAGGCTAACACTAGCACCAGCGGCGCTATCAGCCAGACTCACATCCTGGCCGGAGCTGATGCAGACCAGGCTAACGCCAGCACCAGCGGCGCTATCAGCCAGACTCACATCCTGGCCGGAGCTGATGCAGCCCAGGCTAACGCCAGCACCAGC